TCGCTTTTGTAAGTATTTTTGGCGCATTAATATTTTCACCAAGTTTTCCAAGTTGTTGCCAAAAATTTGGATTGTTTGGGAGTCGTCTACCGAGAAAAAACTGACGTACGTCTACGCCCCGGAAAAAGTTAGCAATGTTTGCCATTTCTCTTTCTGCTTGTATACCAGCTCGTTTTCTAAATACATCATTGAAATTGTCAAACACTGAAGCAGCAGTTCTGCCTTCTGTAACTTCTTCTAAGAATCGTTTTCTAAATTTTGAATTAAACAACCTACTATCGCCAAGAATTCGTTTTATGTCATTTCCTGACAAATTTGTTATTCTATCGACAGTTCCTTGCGTTAAACGACTTCCGGCCGTACCGGTATATAATTTACTTAAGTAGGGATCATCAACAACCCCTTGTAAAAACTTTTTGATTTCATTCTTTACAGCTGGGATATCAAAATCAACTTGTCGCAATAACTGCTGAAACGCTTCTGGGTTTCTAGCAACTCTAGTAACAATCTTATTGATAATATTTTTAGAAAGTATCTTATCTAAATTGTTCGGTCCGAGTTTTACGAATGCATCTATTGTCTTTCCACCAAATATTTTATTTAATTTTACACGGCCAAGTTTTAATGTATATTTTTTTAAAGTATTTAAAATTGACGCAGCGGCTGGGGCTTGAGCAGCGCTACCTAGCTTGCCTGACGCAGCTAACATATCGTCATATGTTTTTCTGCCAGCTTGTAAGAAATTATCAAATACTTTAGCAGCCTGATCTGCAGGGCTTGCAAGTCGGTTTATTATAGGTATGCCGTTTAATTTCGTTGGCAAATCATTAAGTGCGCGCAAAAATGGTTCTCCTGCATCTAACACTTGTTTCAGTGAAGTCGGTCCATATTTTTTTAAAACTAGTTTAGTAAATAAAGGATTCTTAAATATATTCTTTGATAACCAACTAACCCCATTTTTGCTGGCTAGAAAGGCTATTTTAGGAACGGCTTTGATGCTACGTAATACAAGTTTAAGTGGTACTGCTATTGCTGAGCCAACACCTGGGATAATAGCGATAAAAGACAATATTCCTTCCATTGGTTTGTTACGAGCAAAGTAAAGAACACCGTTTAATGCATCTACTGCATCCCCAATGAATGGAATAAATCCGCCATAATCTAAGTATCTTTGAATCTTATCCAACTGCTCTTCATGTTTTTTGTCAGACATGCGGTCTAAAGATGTTTGTTGAAATGATTTAGCAATTTCTTCATCGGATATATCCAACCCGGTTTCTACGGGCGGGTTTTCTGGAGAAGCTTCAAATTCTGAAGCACTAGTATAATCAGCACCAACGCCTTTTTGTATATTAGAAACGTAATGTCCGGTTGGTGCTGTACTTGACCAAAGAGCTAATTCTTCTTTTTCAGCAGCTAATTCTGCTGCAGTTACATCATTAGATTTTAATTTATTAACTAAATTTTGATAAGCCTTGCCGCCATATGTATTTTTTAATGTCCAATATGTAGCATCAACGCCAGCATCTAATGTTTTATAATCTTGAACTGGCTGGCCTTTATTAACACTACCTTTCATGTCAGTCGAACCACCATGTGAGGTTTTAAGTTTAAGTGTTGTTGCTAATGGATTATTTTTAGCATCAGTGCCTTCTGCTTGTTTCCATGCTCTGAAAAATTTTCTTTTTTCTTCTGTTGGTGTGCCGCCTAGCTTTTGTACAATTCGATCAAAAAATGTATCTGGCATATTTTTACCAGCTGTTTCATTTAATCGAGCAATTTCTTCTTTAATGATATTATCTATATTCATTATATACTCCAGTACATATTCATTTATTATAAATATGTTTACTTCCAAAAGAGCTGTGTACAAATGATGCCTAGTGCAAGTAACAATGACACTGCAGTTTTAATAGATATGCCTTCGCCCCTAAATAACCACGTAAACAACGTAAAAACGAGAATACCCATACTGAATGAAATGAATCTGCTTGGCCAGAAAGAGCCGTTAAAACCTTCTACTAGATAGCGTGTGCCCTCCATAAAGAACCATGTAATAGGAACGCCGACTAACATTAAAGCCCATCTCCATTCTTTAGCCCAAGTCCATATGATAGGACCGTTGATTTGAATCCAAACAACAGCTTGTCCTAGAATAAAGAATAATGCTCCGTACAGTATATTTTTATAATCCATAACATATTATAATGAAAATATTGGGAAGATCCTATTCTTTGTCTTTAGTAGCGTGTTTAACGCCCATAATAGTACCAATGATACTGAATGAGTTTGTTAATAGAATACCAAATAAGTTTGACCAAGTCGATTCTATAATTTTAGCATCTAATCCTCTTACCATCACAAACACATATAATGCTGTGGTAAGTAATCCAACACCCATAATCACCCAGAGAGCAACCCTTACTATATTACCCATTAATTCAGTTTGGGTTTTCTTTTGAAGTAAACTTAAATCTTGTTCTGCTTTAGATTTAGCATTTTCTGCTTCTAACCTTAATCTATGAGTTTCTTCGTGGGCTTGTTCTGCTTCTTTTAATGCTTCTGTTAGTTTTTGATTTTGTTCTTTTTCTTTTTTTTCTGTGTTTCTAAAATGGGCTTTGGATGTAATTAATAATTCTTCTGCTTTATTCTTAGCCGCTTCTGCTTCGTCTAAGGCCTTTTCTAATTGTTTATTAACCCTAACATTTTCTTTTGCGGCTTGTTCTAAATCTTTGTTTTGAGATTGTACTTGTTTAGTAACCTCTAATCGCTGTCTTCTTTTATCAGAATCCTTTTCCTTACAGATTTTAAGATATTCCTCAAATTCAGTATCACCATCAGGGGCTGATAAAATTTTTAGAAAATTACCTTCTACATAAACTTTTCTTTTTTTTGCAACCTCTAATAGAACATTTCTTGTATGTTCCGTTACTTTAATCATTATCTATAAACTTTAAATGGAGCTGTTCTGTTTTTATATCCTTCGTAGTCTTTATGAAATTCTTCTAATCTAGGCTCTATATCATCAGATTTGATAATCCAGAATTGTGCACCAACTAATTTAGCTTTTTCAATTTCTTGTTCATCTTGAGATGATGAAATAATACCTATAACACATCCGTTACCATATTCGTGATTGATTTTACGAATCATTTCAATCCCATCAAAAGATGAACCCAGAATATTCAAATCAACAAATACACATTCGGGTCTTTCGTGATTCGGGTCATCAGGAAACCATTTCTTAAACATTTCTGCAGCTTTATCACTACTATCTAATGCTTCAACAGATATTGCAATATCTAGAAGAGAACATGCATCTTCAAACACCAGATGAAATAAATTTTCATCATCTATTAACATTAATGTATCAATCATTGTATACCTGTATTTTTATTTTTGTTCCTATTACCGGTTTGAGATGTGATGGAATCCATTGCACAAATAATTTTGCTTTGTTTCCTCCTCGTTTTACTTGGAGAAATCCTTTATATTCAGTTTCCTTTGCTGCTTTTTCAACCTTCTCTCTATTATAAATATAACTATTAGGATTCCAGGCAATTTTTTCTTCTAATTTATCAAGTTCTTGGGTTAAAAATTCTTCATTTTTATAAACTTTTTCTACATAAATATTAAAACCATGTTCTTCTATTATAACTTTACAAATATTTAATCCTAACCCAGTACCTGTTTCTTTTTGTCCTTCTTTCCTAACATATGGTTTTGATAATTCATCAAAGTCTTGTTGATTTATTCCGCGGCCATTATCTTGAATAACAATATAACTACCTTCATGATAACTTCCTTCTTGGTATATTTTTACCCATTTTGTGGGAGAATCATTATATTTTAATCCATTTCTGATTAAGTTATCAATTGCGGTACAAAATAATGGTTCATTTACTTCTAATTCTGTAGGTAAATTATCATTTAAAAGAACTTGATTTTTATATGCTGTTAAACGTAAATAATCTTCTAATATTGTTTTAATATTATGAGGTTGTTTACTCATTTGTACATTTTGTTTTACTAAATTAGTAAATTCATAAACACCTGAATATACTTTTTGTGCGTGTGCTAATCCATCTTCAATGAGTTGTAATGGGGCTTGTATTTTTAATTGTTGGATTTGTTCTTCAGTAATACGACGTCTTAATGATTTGATGCCTCGAGGCAAATAAGTATTGATACCACTATGCATATCATGACGAATAATTTTTGCAGCATGTTCTAGAAATACATTTTTAGCAAATAAATCATCTTTGATTTGCTCTTTATTTTTTATGAACTCATATACTACTTTGAAAAATGGAGGCATAAAGAATACAACACAGCCCCAACCAAATTTAGCTAAGAATAATGTAGGTTGGCAAATTCCAAAAACTATACAAGTTTGTACCGAAAAAAAGGCAAACATAATGATGCCTGCTATAACTAAAGATATCTTAGAACTAACAGATATCCCTTCGAGGGCTTTCATTTATAACTCCGTCTTTTTAAACCCACATTTCTCAAAAAAGTATTTTGAAGGACAGAATCCCGTCCAAACACCAATTTGCAACATCAAGCAGACAAATATTACAACTCCCCATGAACGAAATATGTACCCGAATATCAATACCATTGACATTAGAAAGTAAACCATTCTGGTTGATGTTATATATTGTAGTAACATTTTCATTTTCTATCTCCTTTATGTTGGTCAATCTTATCAAGAATCTTATTAAGTAACTCCGTTTTGATAAAACCTGCCATTGAGGCGTTTTTAAGAGCTGAGATAAGTTGGAAAACAATAAAAGGCATCAAAATGGTTTCTGATAACCAAGATGTGCCTTTAAATCCTAATTCTACTGAAAGAATTACTGTTAATATTAATATCCAAGCAAATAGTGTTTTTAAAACTTTAATTGCTTTGTATGTTTTGAATCCCTCTCTTTTAATTCCAGCAATAAGACCAAAGAATCCATCTAATAGTACTACTGAAGTTAATGCAAGATATTGTTCTGTATTGTCTGCAGTTAAATTCATAAAATATGAACCCATAAATGCACACAATGTACTAATCGACATAATAACCTGTGTCCAGGTTGATTTTAATAATTCCATTTTAGAACCCGTATTGAATTAATTCTATGAATGCCACTTTGATTCGTATACATAATCGTTGAGTCCATCGAAGTTCTTTGAACTCTTTTGTTATAAATATATCAGATAATTCTTTCATGGTAATTATTGTTGATTTAAGAAATCTGATGCAATAATAAATCCAGTTACTACACCAATACACAACACAATATCTTTTCCAACTTCTAATCTATGTTCTTTGATATATCTTCTATCTAATTGTTTGTTAACTTTATCAAATTGGTAATTTATGTTTTGTACTTCGTATTGTTTTAAAATTACTACACTTTTAAGTGTATCTGCAACTGAGTTGATAGAATCAATTTTAGATTGCATTTCTAAAAAGGATTCATTCATTTCAACTGCTTGACTTAATGAAAGTATTACTACAGTATCACCCCCAATTACAGTTTGTTTTGGATATTTTTCACTTTTGGATTGGGAGTAGCTTAAAGCTGGAAGCATCAGTAGTGCTATCACCAAGAACTGCTCTAACAATTTTTTCGCTCTTAACCAAAGCGACTTTAGTTTCAACAAGTTCCTCTCTAGTTGATTGAAGTTCCTCTCTAGTTTCTTCAAGAGTTGATTCAAGTTTTTCATTAGTTTCCTTCATTTCTATAAAATTGCTGCTAACTTGTTCTACAACCTCAGCACTATCTATATAACTAATGAAATCCATCATCTTTTGCATTGAATCAACTCTTTGTTGCTCTTGTTCGTCCATTAAAAATTCATCTTGGACATTTTTTGAAACAGGCTCACTTCTGCAAGCTGTTATCAATAACATTAATATTATTAAATTAGTTTTCATAGATCTTCGATTTTGTTTAATTTAACTAAAACTTGTAATTTTGTTGTTGCAACTGCTAACGAAGAATCCGCTTGTCTCATTCTTTCATTCAGTGTTTCTACTCTCTCTTCAAGTTGCACTGTACGAGTCTGGCAGGTTTCGACCTGGCCTTGATAATTCATTTTGTTATCAATATAAAGATACCCAATAGCAGACAATGTTATGAATAACAAAGCCTTTACTGGATCTTTCTTAAACTCTTTATATGATACAGGCATTTTTATCATGCAATATCCTTACTTTCAATCAAAGTATAAGTAAATGAATTTCCGTAAAGTTTTGCAGCCTTATTCACTAACTCCATAAACAATTTGAAATCTACATTTGCTGCGATTACTTGGCAACCTGCTGACCACTTATCAATCTGTACAGATTTTCCACCTTCTCTTGAAGTGGCTCTATGAATGTTGATTCCGTATATACCTTCGTGAATATTTTCTTCTAAGAAGTCATATACGCCATCTTTGTTGTTATCTCTATAAACTTTTAATGGTTTATGTTGTCTAAGAGCTTCATACTTACCTTGATGTAATCCAATTGTATGAGAACCCCTGTATTGACCTGGTACTAAGATTGCAACACCGTCTTTGTTTAATAAGTTTCTTTCCCAATGTGACCCAGGGTCGGTTGTTGCTTCAAAACAGTGAAATTTGTTTTCGCCATTCACACTATATGATACAG